GTATGGATACGCTTTGTATCCTAATGATATTTCAATAATAATTTTGAGGAGTGTGAACAAACAAAAGAACGCAAACGGATAAACAAAAAAAGAAAATCAAACCCCGATATCTGCCATCAATTTTATAGACATCCTCTATACATTGAATGCTTAGAAAGTATATAACATCCAAAAACTCTCGATAATTTATCCGTATCAATTTGAGACACCGAGACCACAAGGACACCGAGAAACCTGGGGGGGTATGTCCCTCTAAGATATGTCCACTATTTTGGACACATAATGTCATCACTAATGTTTACACTTTATGTACTAAATTATCCCACAAGAATGGAAGAGTTCCCACTACTCACAGATGCAGACCAAGAGAGGTTAGAAGATGCCATCACCCTTTCCACATCCTTCAGATTCAAACTAAACATCTTCAACAGTGGTCTTATTCCTCCAGAACAACGATGGCTCCAACACGCAGCACACAGGGCATACGACAATCTCTCCCAGAGGGAACTTCAGGTCTTTAAACTTAGGTGTAAGATGCTCACGTTCCCATTGATCGGAGAACAGCTTGCCATATCCACATCGTCTGCAAAGACCTATTGGAGAAGGGCATTAATGAAGTGTGCAGAACTTTGGGAGTCATCTAATCCCCTATTGGTAGAAGATGAGGAAGAATAATGTCTGAAAAAAAGAAAGTAGGTAGACCAAGGATCAAGATCAATTCTGATCAGGTTGAGAATCTTGCAGAGTTTGGTTGCACCACATTGGAGATAGCGAAATTCTTCAAATGTGATGAATCAACGGTCAGGAAGAGACACAAGGAAGACATGGTCAGGGGAAGAGAGAAGATGAAGATAAAATTACGTCAGATACAATTCAAACTTGCCGAGACCAACGCTGCAATGAGCATTTTCCTGGGTAAGAACTATCTGGCACAAACAGACCGTCAGTCCATTGACCTGACAGGCAATCTAGAGACCGTACTCAAAGAGTGTGGTTACGAAGATAGTAATATCGGTGCAGAAGCAGACACTCAACAAGAAGAAATTCTGGAACATAATACAATATCGGCCAACGCCTAATCAACAAGTAGTACATAATAGTCCTGCCAGATTCAGGGTAAATATACAAGGAAGACGATCTGGGAAGAGTTTTAGTGCTGCGAGAGAAGCAGAGCCGTGGATCCTTACGCCTAAGACCAGAGGTTGGATCGTTGCACCTAATTATGAGTTATGTGATAAGATCGCCAGGATAATAAAGGACGATCTACTTCTCAAACTTAAGTTACCTGTTGAAGCAAAGAAGGAGATCAGTGGTCAGATATATTATTTTAAGATGGCTGGTCTGGGTTCAGAGGTATGGATCCGTAGTTGTGACAATGTGGATTCATTGGTGGGTGAGGGTTTGGATTGGATGATCATAGATGAAGCTGCCAAGGTAAAAAGAATTGTATGGGAACAATATTTAAGACCAACATTATCGGACCGAAGGGGTTGGGCATTGATGACCACGACACCAGAGGGACATAATTGGATGTATGATTGTTATACGAGAGGTCAATCAAAGGATTTTCCAGATTGGGAATCCTGGCAACATCCCTCATGGGAATCACCTTATTTCAAGGAGGACATGGATGAGATCAAAAAAACACTCACAAAAGAGACCTGGGAACAGGAGTACGGAGCAAGTTTCGTCAGTTTCACAGGTCGTGTATACCCATTCTCAAGGTACACGAATGTCATTAAGGGACTTCGATTCAACCCCGATCTACCCACATTCTGTAGTATCGATTTCGGCTTCAGGATGCCAGCGGTCGGATGGTATCAGGTGGAAGAAAGGGAATCTGACACTCGAATTTATCAGATAGATGAGATCTGTTTTGAGGAGAACATCAAGACCGATGAACTTGCAAACATGATCTTAAGAAAAGATTATCCTGTACAGGCATATTTTGGGGACCCAGCAGGTGGAGGTGTTCAGGCACAAAGTGGTCTTGGTGACATAGAGCAATTCAGAAGAAAGGGCATAAGGGTCAGGTACAGAACGGATAAGGTATCGAGGAACATTGCCAATGGAGTCTCTCATGTTCGTTCATTCATAGAGGACGCTAATGGTGACAGTCATTTTTATGTGAGTGACAAATGTAAGGGTTCCATCGAATGTTACGAGAACTACAGATATCCAGAGCATAGGACGGATCAGAGGTTAAAGGAAGAGCCTTTGAAAGATGGTCGTGTCGATCACATGAATGATGTCTTTAGGTACTTTATCGTAAACCAATTCCCTATTAGAAGAAGAACCGCTGGAGTCATAGATTGGTAACTATACCTGATTTAGCACAGAGTAGTGTTAATAAAGCACTAAAAGAAACATTGAAGTATATTGAAGATACACGCACTCGTGAGCGTGATTATCTCATGGATTGGTATGAGGGAGCCAATATTGACCAGTATGTCTCGGATTATTTCAAACCAGAGACATTGGCCCAGGTTCCTATTTTAAGTCAGAACATTACTCGCAGAGTATGTGCCGTGAGGTCCATGACCTATAAACGTCCACCCAGAATGCGAGTTTCTGAGTCTTATCTTAACGCAATAGAGGTTGAAAGTCTCAATGCCAATCGAAGACTTTTGGAAAGATTGACATTCTTATTGGGTACGATGGCGATCCGTTCCAGATGGAATGAATTAACAGGTAAACTTGAGTATGAGACCTTGAGTCATTTTACTCCAATCTTTCTTGCTGGTGATAGCCGAGATAAACCGATGGGTATCTGTTACCCCATTGAATATCAGGGAAATGCTAGGATCAATACACCAGTACACGCAGTATGGACCGAGAGTAGACCTGGATATCAGGGAGAGCACTATCTCATTGATGAACAAGGTCAAAAAGTATCAGTAAATGAACAGGACATTAACCCTTATGGGGTTTTGCCAGTCACTTTCTGCAATAGATACCAACCGATAAGAGATTATCATTCGGTAGCCAATGCGATGGATGTTGCTCAAGTGGATCTGGCAGTGAATGTAGCACAGATAGAATTACAACTAGCGATACGCTATTCTGCTCTTGGAATAAAATTCATTACTGGGGTTGACGATGCAAGTCGTATTGAGATCGGTACGGACAAGGTTCTTTACTTACCAGAGGGTGCTAATTTCGGAGTGACCAATTCAGGTGGTAGTTTACAAGAGATCATTGATTCCACAAGATTTTTAGTTGAATCCACATTGAACAATAATCACATTCGTGCAAAGTACGCCAGGGATGATGCAGGGAATGCTCCTTCTGCCGCAAGTCTTTCAATTCTCGAAATGGAAGCAAGGGATATCACTACAGGAGAGAAGGAAGACACTTGGAGACCTTGGGAACAGAAAAGATACAAGGTTGATAAGGCAATTCTTGAGGTTGAGATGGGTCTAAGGCTTCCTGATGAATATTCAGTTGATTTCCTTGAGCCTAACTATGCATTGACACCCGATACGGAGATCGCCTTATGGACCTGGAGATTTGAACAAGGACTAGCAAGTAAGCAAGATTATTTTGATTATATGAATCCCGATGCATCTCCAGAGCAGAGAGCAGAGTTTGAAGTACAGCAACAACAGGCAGATACCGAGGAACAAGCACCGCAAAATCGTCTATTGGCCCGATTAGAGGGTTAGATAGATGGAACAGATCATCGACCAGGCGGTTGCTGATTACCTATCACAACTAGAACTATCCCAGGAAGAATTCTACAAGGATGTAGAAGAACTACAGGATGAGGGTCTATCCAAGGAAGAGATACTAGCGATCATCGCAGGGCTTTCGCTTGTAGATTACTGGATCCAAGATCTATTGATGCAGAGTGCGATAGATTCATACTTGAATGCAACAGGATTCATGTTAGATGACATGGTCAAGTTTGGAAAGATAAGTGAAATAGAGTTACTGGCATTTAGGAAAGTGCAGGAATCATCGATCATCGCTTATAGCACCAGACTTGGTGAAGAGGTCAGGCTTGGATTGACAGAGGGATTATCTCAAGGGTTAAAAGGGAATGCATTAAAAGAAAGGATCGCTACCAAGATATCACTCACGCCTAGAAGGGTTGAAAGTGTTGTTGCAACTGCATTATCTACTTACAACCGTAGCATTCTAATGGTCATGGCCGATGATCTACCCAGAGATGAATTATGGTATTATCACGGACCATTGGATGAGAAGACAAGACCTATATGTAGGGTAATGTTAAGTGAAGGAGGATTAACTCAAGATCAGGTAGAGTCAAACTTCCCTGGTGCTTTGGTAGATGGTGGTGGATTCAATTGTAGACATAGATGGATGCCACAAAGGTCAGACCCAAGGATGTCCTCAAAGGCAAGTTCTCAGATAGCAGAGAACCCAAAGAAGTTCAAGAAAGCAAAGACCTTATTGGAGTATAGTCGTGAGCGATAATAATTTCCCTTCAGGAATAGTTAGAGAACGTGGTTCTGGTATTGGAGGATTTAGATCTACCAATATTTATGGGTCCGCAAAAGGTTTCAAACTACCAAAATTAGAAGAGATCATAAGATTTAGTAACGGTTTTCTAAATAGTGTGACGATGAAGGCAAGACTCAAACATTTGGATATCATAAAGCATAAGATGAGAAGTCCTGATGGTAGGAGATTTGAAAAACTAACACCTAAATATGCTGCTGAAAAGCAAAAGAAATATGGCAATAAGGATCCTAATCTTTTTGCATCAGGTCTAATGTTCAAACAGATAATCCCGAAGAAGCCAAAAAGAGCAAGATGGAATAGTGATGTGCAATTATCCTATGGAGTAAAGGATGGTGCAAGGCATCCCAGGAACAAAGGGGACCAGATAAGTACAGCAGATCTTTTGACATTCCACGCGGAAGCTGTCCCACCCAATAAATTCAGACCGATATCAGGTAGAGTTGGCACACAAAAGGTCATACATAATGAGACCAGAGACATTGTTGTTAAAGACCTTGTAAACCAAATCAATAAGAATATAGAGAGGGCATTACGTCCTTACTCAACAAAAATAGACCTATAAAGGAGGACAGCATGTCCGAAGAAACAACCGTAGCAACGGAAGCACCGCAGATCGCGGAAGGAACTCGATCGCCTGTAGAACCCAAAGTATCGACAGAGGTGGCTCCTGAAAGCCAAGACCAAGACATAGATTTGCCCGACTATGGTGCATTGGTGCAAGAAAGCAAAAAGTATCGTGCTAGGGCTCAACAAAGTGAGTCTGAACTTGCTAAGTTACAAAAGCAAATTGATGCCGACCGTCAGAAGCAGATGGAAGAACAAAATGAATGGCAGCAATTAGCAGAGGAGAGAGCTTTAAAGATCTCTGAACTTGAACCCATAGTGGAACAGGCTCAACGTAATGAAGCACAAATAAGAGATCAGATCCTTGCTGATTTTAGTGAAGAGGACAAGGAGACCTTTGGTGACTTGCCGTTATCAAAACTTCGAGCCTTACATAGTAAATTAAATCCAAATAACCCTCGCCTTGCGATCGCCAATAATCCTGCTGTTCCAGCGAATGAAGTTCCTGAAGATTGGACAAAGATGGACAGGAAGGATAGAGTGAAACATTGGGATAAGATCGTGGCATCGTACAGGCGTACACCTTCTTAAAGGAGAATAACAAATGGCTTACACCGCCTTTAGTGGTGATACTACCAGAGGAACACAGCTGGATGTCTTTATTCCAGAACTGTGGGCTGATGGCGTTTATCGCTACTTTGAAAAACAACTGGTCCTAAAACCATTCTTTGACGATTACTCAAGTTTGGTCAAAGGAGCTGGTGACACCCTGCACATACCCACAATTCAAGAAGTGTCTACTGCTGACAAAACAGTGAACACTGGTGTGGCTTATAGTGTGGCAACTGAAACCGATATCGATCTTGCAATTGATCAACACAAATACGCCGCAAAGTTGTTTGAGGACCTTGCAATGATTCAATCCAACGAGCAACTTTTCGATAAGTACGCTCAGTCAATGGCCTATGGACTTGCCAAGGCTGTCGATACAAAAGTGGAAGCTCTTTTGCAAACACTTGGAACAACTCAAACATTGGCAGCGGACAATACCATGTCCAACGCAGATGTTGAGACCGCTCTTGGAACCTTGATGAGTAACGACATCCCAGCAGATGAATGTGCATTCTTCGTGAATCCATTGATCTACGCTGATCTGTTGAACTCTAAAGCATTTGTCACCAATAATTCTGGTGCTGGTGTTGGTTTTGGTAACGACAATGCAGTCATGCAAACTGGTGAAGTCGGAAGATTATTTGGCATCCCAGTGATGACATCTAGTTTGATCCCGACTACAACTTCAACTGGAATTGAAGCAGCATACCTGGTCCACAAGTCAGCGATAGCTGTAGCAGTTCAACAAGATATTCGAGTTCAGTCAGAATACTCAGTTGACTATTTGGGAACCAAGGTCGTAGCTGACATCATTTATGGTGCAGTTATTACTACAAGTAACCATGTCAAAGGAATCGAATTCCTTAATCCGTAAACCTTGTTAAAATATCTATCCTGGGCGGTGTTGTCATCGTCCAGGGTATTTATAGGAGATATTATGATAGTATTAAGAAAAGGAAACCATTACGAGCATACTGAATCACGAGAAGTGGCTCAAGCGAAGGTCAATGATGGTTTTGAACTGGTAAAGAATTCATATGGCGGTCCAAAGATCGTCAAAGAAGAAGTAAAGAAGGCAACACCAAAGAAAAAGTTATTTAAAAAGAAATAATACTTTTTAAGGGCTCGTTCATGGTTGTGCCACAACCTTAGAGATTAGGAGAATCAATGGCAACATCAAATCTACATAGATACACCGAACAAGAAGCATCCAACCGATTAGGTGGCGGTGGTTACGATTACGTCACAAACGCCACAGTTAATTCACACACATATGTCGCAATTCAAGCATTATCAGTTGATTGTGTGGTCACAGCGGCCACTTCAGTTGATACAGATATTTGGGATACACTTTCATCGGTCACACTATTGGCTGGCCAGACCATTTATGGTGAGTGGTCCTCAGTACAAATAGCCAGTGGTGACTTTGCAATAGTTTACAGGAAGTCGAGTTAATCATGGCAAATTTACATAAACGATCAGTACAGGAAGCACTTAACGTAACAGTAGGCGGTGGATGGAGTGTTAACTCTGCTGGAACGGCTGGTTCAAGTGCAAATGTTAATAATTCAATTCACCTGGCATTGGCAACTATGACATCAACGCTTGGGGTTCACAGTGCGGTAGAGATATACTTTAATTTCGCAACATCCGCTACAGATGTGAATGCATCCAATGATATGGTCATTCCAAAGAATACGATGATCTATCTGACCGTACCTCGTGGCCTTGGTAATACGGTATACTTCAATTACAACTCAACTAGCACCACGACTGGTGCAGTAAGAACGGTGGAGGTCTAGAATGTTTAGTCCAATGGGGCAAACCAACCCCGAAGACTTCGGTAATGGCGGTACTCTTGACGGTGATGTCACGATCACAGGAGACTTGACCGTTTCAGGTGGAATTGGACTCTCACTTTCAGAGGTAATTCAAGGCACATCAACAATAGATGTAACCAGTGCAACAGCACTTGTTGTTAGGAGAGATAGTTCTGGCGGTGACATATTCATAGTCGATACAACCAATAGAGATGTAACAGTTTCAGATACATTAATTCTTAATCCGACAATTTCAAGCGGCTCAGAAACAACTTTAGCATTTCAAAGAAGTGGCACAAATAAATGGAGATTTATACAACCTTCTGATGATAGTTATCTAAAACTATATAATGACCAAGCAACTGCTACCCAGATGTACTTTAAATCAGATAATACGATTGGAATTGCTACGGATTCTCCAGATGGCACTCTTCATGTCCATACTGCTACTGCTGGAAGTGTTTCTGCTCATGGAGATGCAGATGATTTAGTGGTAGAAAATAGCGCAAGTGGTGGCATTAGTATATTAACCCCAGATTCAGGCTATGGTGCTTTATTTTTTGGTTCTCCAAGCGATAGTATAGGAGCACAAGTATCTTATCAGCAATCATCTACATCTATGCTTATTGGAACAAGGCTTTCTGGTGGAATATTAAAATTAAGAACCGCAGATGGTACAAATGCACTTACTATAGACTCAAGCCAAAATGTTTTAATAGGTCATACAGCAAGCGTTGCTCAAGAAATAGATGGTGGTGGTCATACTCCAAACCTGCAAATAAATCAAGAAGGCAATGGTGGTTTATCAATTACCCAATGGAATACAAGTAATGCTCGCACATCATCTCCAAAATTCTGGTTCGCTAAAAATGCTGGTGGAACAGTAGGAACTCATTCATTAGTAGCCGCTGGTGAGGTTCTTGGAACAATGTTCTTTAGTGGGTCTGATGGTAATGATTTTGTAAATGCGGCATCAATACACGCCATAGCAGATAGTAGCACTGGTTCTAATGATATGCCGGGTGCTTTAATATTCTCAACAACACCAGATGGTGATGACGATGTTGATGAAAGGATGAGAATTACATCCGCTGGGCTGGTCGGGCTTAACAAATCAGCACCAACTTCACCATTGCATATTTACGCAGACGACAATACAAAGTATCAAATGGTTATTGAGCAAGATAGTGCATCTACAGGCGATGCCGCATTAAAGTTTGATTTAACAGGTTCTCGTTCTTGGTTAATAGGCGCAGACAATTCAAGTGGTGATTCGTTTAAAATTTGTGCTGATGCAAACGACTTAACTG